TCACAGAATATCCTTTCTTTTCTGGGGGGTGTTTCCCTCTTTGGCGAACCTTTCGGGAAGGTTCACCACGTTTTGTTCGCCGTTCGGTCTCGCAATCAGCTTGTCGAAAGCCGAGTCGGCCATGCCTTCGCGCTGAGCTTCGGCCGTGTATCGCTGCACCTCGGAAAGCGTTTTATGGCCGGTGACAGCCCCGATCTCGTGGGCAGTCGCTCCAGCCTCGGCCAAGCGCCGGGCGCAGGCTTTTCGCAGCCCATGCGAGGAACAGGCGGTCAATCCTGCCTCGTCGCACCAGCGCCGCATTGCGTTGCCCAGACCCTCGGCGGATCGCGTCTTGCCCCGATCCGTTGCCAAGAAAGTCCGGTCGCCGGGCAGGTTGTCCAGCACCTCGCGCAGATCCTCATGCAACGGGATGCTGACCAAGACGCCACCGGAGCGCGCCGTTTTCTGGCGGCGATACTCGATTCGGCCGTCCTTGAGGTTCAGCGGCCCGAGCTTCACCGCATCCACGCGGGCCGCGCCGGTGTAGAGCATGAGCGTAACCGCCCGATGCGCCAGCGAACCGGACTTGTGCACCTCGAAGAACCGGGCAATCTCGCCCTCATCCCAAGTGTGAAAGCCTGTGCTGTCCAGGCGGTAAGGCTTCGTCGCTCGCGCCGGGTTGTCCGGGCGCCAGTCGAGGGACACCGCGTGATCCAGCAGCGTGATGATCCGCTTGCGCAGGTTATTCGCTGCCGCCGGGGTTTCCGATTTCTCGGCAAGGATCTTCTGGACGTGCCGGCGCTGCATCAGTTTCACCGGCTTGTCGCCATGCTCTTGCCGGAACTTCTCGATCACGCCGCGATACACTCGCTTCGTGCTATCTGACAGGCCCAGGTACTCGGGGCTGCGGTAGTAGCTCGCCACCAGCGCAGAGACCGAACCGGGCCGGGTGCGTTCGACGCCGATCAGGCCGCGCGTCCGGTGCCCCTCCAGCGCCGCCTCATAGCGCCGGATGAAATCTTCGGAGCCATACTCGGTCCCCAGCTCGGCAGAGAAGCCACCCTTGCGAAAACGCCAGCGCCGCCGCCCGTGGCGGTCGGTGTAGGGCGATGCCCCCGGATATTGCCGCCGATGTTTCATGCCGCGTCCCACGGGTTGTCTGTTTCATTTGCCGCACCGTCCGTCGCGTAGATGATCACCTTCCCGTCGCGGTCGATCTCAGTCCGCGCCACAGGAATGCCGGCGTCCCGGTACGCCTTGAGGTACCGGGTCAGTTCAGCTTGGGTGATCGGGGTGCGGCGGCTCATCAGTCGGCCATCAGCTCGCGCATGGCGTCAGTGTTGTGCTTCATCGCCAGCGTCCCGGCAAAGCGCAGGATCATGTCCCCGATAGGGATAACCACAACGGGTTCGCCGGTGAATTGTTCAAGCTGTTCGAAGTTGTTGAAGACAGAAACTTTGGTTTTTCCGTCGCGTTTGGTCGCGCGGATCACCATGCCTTGATTGAATTTCCCCTCCCTGAGGTCTCGGCCAATTTGCTCGGTCAAGATGAAGATCCATTCCCGCTCGTTTTCGGGGACGGAATTGAAGCGGGCCAAGGCGTCGTAGATCATGTTGTAGACCAGATGGAGCGGCGTGTATTCAACGCGGCCACGTTCCCGGCCTTCGGTGTCGCGCATCGCCATGGCTTGCTCTTTGGCGATGCGCGTTCTCAGTGTCGCTCGATTGACACCGATCATGTCCGCCCCCTCGGCGCCCTCCAAGATCGTGCCCCAGTTTTCGGCGAGAAATCGAAGTGCGGCATTTGCGAATTTGTTCATGATGTATCTCCTTTGCCGACACCCTAGCTGACATTACGTTGTAGTACAACTTATTTGTGACTTATCGCAACCAGAAATGCTGATCCCTCTCAGTGCCACCCGTGCCCGGCCGGAAACCAGTTCATCCCGCCGGCATAGCCTACAATCCGGGCCTCGTTCGGATGCGGCGGGCGGTCCCAGGCGTCGTAGATTTGCACCGAATAGCGTTGGCAGCCTTCGGGCAGGTTGGTTCGGAAATGCTGGCGCATAAGGTCCGCGATCTCCTCGGCGCGCTCTTCGAAGGTAAGCGCGGGGCGAGCCAGCGCCGGCGCCGACAGGCCGATCAAGCCAACGGCAGGAGCTGCGGCAAGAAAGCTGCGGCGGGACAAAGCGGGGGTGTTCCCGCAAACGGGTTCTTTGGTCATTGTCTGAGCCTCTTGGCTGGTGTATTGTTCTAAAAGGGAACATAAGGAATGTTCTATTTTGGAACAAGAGAAATCTTCACTCGCAGCACAGATTCGAGCTGCACGCGGTCTATGCAACATGTCTCAGGCCGCTTTGGCAGAGGCCGCCGGCGTGTCATCCATGACCGTGAAAAGAGCCGAGGGCTCGGGAAGTCCCTACCCTGCGCAAAAGGCGATTGACGCGATCCGCTCCGCTCTCGAAACCGCTGGGGTTGACTTCATCGAAGAAAACGGCGGAGGTGCTGGCGTCCGTTTGAAAAAAGGAAAAAAGCATGGATGATCAAAGCGCTTACGAGCTGAAGGACGCAGTTGATGGCCTGAAGTATCAAATTGGCGTTCAAAACGAGCAGCTTGAGAGTTTGCGCACCACGCAAATGGACTTGATGACTACAATCAAGATTCTGATTTCGGCTCTCGAGGCGAACTCCCAAGAGCTTCTGGAATTGCGACAGCAACTCGAAAAGCCGAAAGCCTGATATAGAAACGCATTTTGTTTGGAGCAAAGTGAAAGGGCCACGAAGTGGCTGGGGTCAAGCTCATCCCCGAGCCGTCGCGGTCAAATTTCATTCGGCAAACTCTAATCACTTGGAGAGATGATAGTGATACCCGCTGACAAGATTGGGCACGCAGAAATCGCATTTGCCGACGGCGAAACATATGAGGTTGAGGCCGACCTTCGGTTTTCCAAAGTTGGGGGCCGAATCAAAGGAGAGGGAACTTTTCGGTCAAACCAGGCATTCAGCATCATGAACAAAGTCGGCTCCGCGACTATTTCATTCGGCTCTTTCTCGATCAACATCATCATCAATCGGGCCGATATGTCTGGATCTGGCCATTTCATAACATCCGGCGCACCAATCACATCCTAACGAGATGATGGTGATCCAATAATGGTGACCGACTAGGGGGCACGTTGCATGAGATTGGGCGGCACAGACTGAACCGTGCCGCCCGGGGTCACGACGTGACCCAAACGATGACTTGGAGGGAGAGCGTCAGGACTGCGACTTTCTCAGCAACAGACAGACCTCTCCACCAGCGAATAAAAGGCATGGGAGCCTCCTTCGGGGGAGGCCAAGCCGGCTTGGCTGATTGGGAAACTGGGCCGCGGACCCGATTATTTAGGACGCGGTTTGAGCGCAGTCCTTTGGCGGTCTGAGCGCCTGCGAAGGGTGCCGCCTGAGGTGTGCCGCACAGTCCCAATTCGGGGTGCCGCGCGGTCCCGGCAGTCCTTAAGACCTAAATATAGCGACTCACCCCCAAAGCGCAAGCTAAATAAGCCAAGCTGCGCGCCACGCTGAAAGAGGAACAGACGCGCTTTGTCGGGGTTTTCAAGCCAGCGGACAGAACTCCATCCCATCGTCCGGAAATCAAGCGCGCCTTTCGGGGTGGTGCGTTGAACGATGAATGATTGAAGGGGCGACGATTGTCGCCCCCTCTTTTAGGTCATGAGAGCTAGGGCGTATAGGACTATGCGAATGATCGCGAGCTTCTCGCTGAACGTTCGCTTTTTCCACCACCCAAGGATGCAGCTCATATCCGTCTCCTTTTCAGGAGACCAATCGATTGGTGCAGTTGACTTTAAGCCTAGTGACGCGCGCCCACTGGGCAACTATCGGTCAAAGGGTGGCGGCAAAGTTCTCTAGGGCAAAAGCGGCAATTTCACAGACCGAGTGTGAATTGCGGCAGGTACCTTGCAGTCGCAGAGCGGCCTGTTTCCTACATCGGCGTTAATGCTAGATAAGTCAAGGTTACGCGCCGCGCTGAAGGAGGAACAGCCGCGCGCTGTCGGGGTTTACCCACTCACCGACTAACGGGGATGCTGGGCGGCGAAGATCGCCGCAAGGCGCATCCTGCCCTATTCCCAATCCACCAGCTTGAGCGCGTGGGCCGGATCCACACCGGCCTCTTTCGCCATCGCCAGCGCCTGAACCACCGTCGCGGCCGCCCGAGCTCGGCCCCCGGCGTCGAAGGCTTGCAGCGGGCGCATCGTGTCGATCTCAACCTTGGTCGCCAGCTTCTCCGAGGCTTCCTCGGCCAGCAGCACTGCCAGCGGCTGCAGCACCCATTGCGCCAGGTGCCGCTGCGCCTCGCGCACAAGCGGCCCCTGCGCCTGAGAGGCAAAGAGACCGGGCAGCACCCCGAAAGCCGCGAGGATCGCCCCACGCGCCGCTTCTGTCGATTTCAGGGCCTCTGACCTCTGAATGTCGGGGGTCACGTCGCTCGCTTTCCAATCCAGCGCCGGCGCCGGCCCGCCGGCGGCCGCCACGTTCACCGACTCCCGCAGCAGCACCCGGCCCCGTTTGCCCCGAAAATCACGGCCCAGAGCTTCCATGTCTGTGTCCGGCGCTTCGGGAAACGGCAGCACTTGCGTGCCGATGGGGGCGTTCTCGTAAATGTCGCCCAGGGCGGTTTCCAGCGTGTGCAGCAGCCCGGCCGTAAGGCGTGCCCGGCGCAGCGGCGGGGTGCCGGTCCACGGCGCCACTGGATCGGCCGCCACGCGCAGGTGGATCACCTCGGCCGCCAGCGCCGTCTGCGACCGCCCGCCGCCCGCCTCGCTGACCGAGACCCGGTAGGCCCTCGGAATGCCGTCTCGGGTGGACAAGTCCCAATCCGCGGCCGGGATAAGCCGGTCCTCGCGGATCAGCAGCACCGACTCCCCCCGGAGCGCGGCAGAGCGACCCAGCATCGCCATGCTGCGCCGGTCGAGCAGATTGGTGCCGGTCACGTCCGCCAGAGCGAACCCGCTTTCCCAGAGGCCCACGCAGGTCTGGACCGTCGCGGTCAGCTCGCCAAGGCCGGTGCGCCCGGCGATGTAGCTTTGGCGCGCCGCCATGATGTCGGCGGTGTAGCCGGTGCCGGAGGATCGCGTTTCGGCCTTGCCGAAGATGCGTTGAAAGAGGCCCATGTCACACCCTCCGATACGGGCGCAGCAGATCCGCCGCGCCGCTGTTGTGGATTGCCCGGGCCGCCCAGGTGGACGGCCGGTCAAACGTTTCCTGAACGCTCTGCCCGATCTGCGCCGAGTGTGAGGTATGCGCGGGGTGCCCCGACAGCAGGCTGTCCTTGCCGATCTCCACCGAATACTCGGCCAGCCGCCGGAACGCTTCGGAGACCGCCGCCGGCACCTCGCCGCCGCCCACGGCCGCGGTGAAGCGGAACGGCCCGCAGGTGGTCAGGCGATAGCCGCCATAGGGCGAGGCATAGACGGTCGCGGGAACCCACGCTTCGCCGTCCCAGACCTCCTCCGCCGTGACTTCCGCCGGCGCCAGAGGCGGGCACCAATCGCCGTCCCCCTCGACCAGCCAGACCACCTCCCGCTCGGTCCAGCGCCAAGCCGTGAACGCCTCGATGCGCTGCCAGAGCGCCGCCGCGTCGAGCGCCTGCGCTTTGTCCGAAAGCCCGGAGACAGCGGGATAGCTGGCCGGGGCCGCCTCGGTTTGCTTGATCGTCACCGCCATCTGTATGCCCCCCGTTTCGGAATGGTCAGGCCGCCCGAGGTGGCCTCCCAGCTCCTCGCCTCCACCTGGGCCTCGGGATAGGCCGGCCGGGTGACAATGCTGAGCTCGTACAAGAGCGCCGCGAAAATGGTGCGGATCAGCGCCATGCCGAGAGAGGGGTCTTCCTCGGTCACTTCCTCCGCCTTGGGAACCGCCCGCTCGGGCGGAATGCGGAAGCCGGGAGACACGCCCATGACCAACCCCGCCTGCGAGGTCGCCAGAAAGTCCCGCACATAGCTGACTTCCTGCATTTCCTCGGTGATCGTGGCGGTGAAGGTCAGCGCCTCGTCGCTGTCCTGCAGGTCGAGTGTGCCCGCGCCTCGGCTGGCAAGAGGGCGGTCATAGCTGTGCCCGATCAGCAGGTGAATATCCTCGTCGGGCTTCTCCACCCGATAGGCGAAAGCGCGGGGCGCGATAACCTCTTTCCGGGGCCTGCCGGTGCGGCCGCCGTCCGACAGGACGGCAGCCTTGTTGTAAGGGAACCGACCTCGCAAGCGGCGGGCACCGCGCCGCGCGGCCCGTTCTTCAAGGATCAGCTCACCGCTTGCGAAGCCTTCGAACATCACACCACCTGCACGCCGGTCAGCAGCTCGAGCTGGGCACCGCGGGCGACGGTCACGTCCGCCGTGGTCAGCGCCGTGATCCGCAGGCCGCCCGACTGCGCGTCCGAGTACGGATCGCGGATCAGGTCGACCGCGCCCCAGAGGCCCACGAAGACGGGCGAGACGCCGCCGGCGTTGGTGGTCAACAGCGCCGAGGTTGCCAGCGGATCGCCGGCCGGCGCCGTCAGCCCGTTGGTGGTCATGGCGATGTTGCCGGCCGGGATGTTCTTCACCAGCCGATCCCATTCGCTTACGGCGGTGCCGGCGATCAGGGTATCGTCCATGAAGTCCCAGACCTCGGGCCGGATCATCAGCCGGACGCCGCCCGGCCCACCCGCCGTGTTGGCGGTCATGAAGCGCACCACCGCCGCGCGGAAGGCCGCCCAGCTCGCCGCCGCGCCGATTGCGGTCGAGGCGATCCCGTAGGCAGCCGCCCCAGTGATGACCCCCAGCGGCTGGCCGTTGGCGCCGGAGCCGAGGAAGATTGCCCGGTCCAGCTCCTGCCCCATGGCGCCCTGCATGTCGCGCCGCACCGCCGCTTCCAGCGCCGCGCCGGACTGTTTCAGGGTTTTGCGGGTGATCCGCATCTGGATGCCGAGGTTCTGATCCGGCGACAGCGCCTTGTCGGTGGTGGCATAGACACTCGGCCCGGCCACGTTGGCAGCCTCCCCATCGGCCCAGCCCGCGGTGATTGCCGAGGTCGTCACCGGCCATTCCACCGCGCCGTGGTCGATCTGGATCATCTGCGCCCCCATCCGTGCCGCCACCGACTGCGGAAACAGCCGGTCAATGATCGGCCGGGTCTGGATCGGGTCCGGGGTGCCCGAGGCGATGGTTTCACCCGCCCGCTGTTCCAGCGCCATCAGCGGCACCGGAATGCCGCGATAGCCGCCCTGCTCGCGCAGCTCGGTCACGATCTCGGCCGTGGCGCCGTCGAGCTGGCGGCCTTCATCGAGGGCCAGCGCGACCTGGCGCATTTCGAACTGCCCCACCAGATCCGACCATTCCCGCTCGGAACGGGTTTCCAGCTCGGCGCCGGCCTCGCGCCGTTCCTCGTCCTCGGTGATGAGTGCCGCACGATAGCGGACTTCGTTCGAGCGATATTCCTGGTCCAGCTCATTCATGGACCGGGTTTCGTCCTCGGTGGGTTTTTCCTTCCCGACCAGCTCCGCCAGCGACTGCCGGATTTCCGACTGGCGCCGGGCGATTTTCACGGAATCGAGCATTGCTTATCCTTTCTGCTCAACAGGTTGTTGCCGCATTTCACGCAGCAGGTTTTTCCAAGCGTCACGCTCGGGATCTTCACGGCCCAGCCCAATTTCCAGCCGGGTCTTCCGGGCATGGCAGGCAGGGCAGAGGCATTGCAGGTTGGTCAGGTCGTAGGCCCGTTCGGGGGCCTCGCGCACCGGCTGGATATGATCGACCTCAAGGCGGCCCTTGGCGTCGCACTTGACGCAGGCCCAGCCGTCGCGCCGCAGGGCTTCGAGGCGCAGAGCCTTCCAGCGTTTCGTGCGGATCACTGCCGCGCTGTGACGGTTCCAGCGGCTCAGGCCCATACCGGCGCCCTCCCTTGCCGGGTGGGTCGGGCGACGCGCCGCATCCCTTCGGCCACGGCCAGCACCGCGGCCGCCGCCGCGTCGATCCGCCCGAGGCTCCGGGCCTTCGCCAGCTTGTGATTGCCCGCCGGGTCTACCAACGTGATCGCGTCGGCGAAGGCGGAGCGCAGCAGCAGAGAGGGAGAGGTTTTCACCTCGCCGTCAAAGAGCGCCCGCCGGAACCGCTCGATGTCCTCGGAGCCGTCCTTCCAGCCAAAGCCGCGCCAGACGAAGGGAACGCGAAGCCCCGCCGAAACCATCGCCTCGGAGAACTCGGCATGGCGGAAGCGGTCCCCGACGATGCAGGAAATAGCCGCGCCATCCGCCAGCCTGACCAGCTCGGCCAGCCACGGCCCCGGCGGAACCGTGTTCTCGCCCATCACCGACAGTTCGCCGCGCTCGTTCATTTCGCTGTAGCGGCGCCCCACCCCGTCAGCCGCGCCGCGATCCGCAAGGCCGGGCTTGGCCGGGAAGGTGCCGTAAGCCTCAAGGCGCCCCGTCTCGGGCCAGAAGAACGCCGCCGCGCTCATGGACCGGGATCCGCCGAGGTCCACGCCCAGGACGCATTCGCCCCGGCGCTCGGGCAGCGTGTCCGGGTTCACCTCGGCCGACAGCCATTCGTCCACCGTCACCAGCACCGAACGGTCCTCAGTGCTCACCCGCTCGTTACGGTTGAGGTTGCGGAAGGAGGCAAGCGCAGAACCGCCCCGGGCAATCGCCCGCCGGGCCTGTGCGACCAGCCATTCCGGGGTGGCCCCGATCCCCTCGACCGCGCCGGGGTTGGCAATCAACAGGCTTTCCAGATCGTCGGCCGGCAGCCCGAACGGCGGGCGGTGTTCCTGCACGAAGGTGCCGGGCGGCGGCTCATCCAGCCAGCGGGAGAAGGTGTTGGCGTCGTCAGGCGCCGAGGTGGAAATGATCAGCGCCCGGCCGTTCCGCTTGCCGAGGCCCGAGAGGATCGCGTTTTCCAGCCCGTCGCCCTTCTCGCGTTCCCAGGCGGCGCGCTCGTCCATGATTGCCAGCGTCGGCGCGCCGCCGAGGATCGACTTGCCGTCCGCCGGGATAACCCGCAGCAGCCCGCCACCGTTGGCCTCGTACTCGCACTCCAGCTTGTAGCCGCGGCGGATCGTGAACAGATCCTGTTCTTCCTCGCCCAGCCCTTCGACAAAGCCCACGACGAACTGGAACGCCGTCCGGGCCTGATCCCGGTTCCGCGCCGCAATGATGATTTCCCGCTTGGGCTGGTTGTCCCAGACGCCCATGAGGCTGCCGAGACCGATCCCCGCCGAGAGGGCCGTCTTCGCGTTGCCCCGCCCGATCGACAGACAGCCCACCATGACGCCCTCGGCCATCGCGCCGCGCACGAACTCCTTCTGGTACTCGGCCAGCCGCAGAGGCTCCCCAGCCTTCGGCCCCTCGGGGATTTTCAGCGTCTCGAGGAACTGGATGACGGTCTCAGCGGTCATTCCGCCCCCCGAATTTTTTCGTGAGAGAGAAAGGAATACCCCCCTCCGCGACACGCCCCCCACACCCATCGGCCGGCATTGGGACCAGATTTCTTGCTTGTCTGTTCGCTTCCATCGCTCTCGTTCCATTAGACGCACTGCCGCCACCCGCTCCTTCCCCCCGACATGCAGGGGAAGGTCCGACGCCTCCCGCTCCGTATCCGCGCGATGCCCTGTCTCGGGGGCCAGCCGCTTCCCCGCAGGCTTTGCACCTGCCCCGGTGTCCAGAGCAGCGCAGCGCCTGGCTGCGCCCTGCTCCCTGTCCCGGTCCCCGGTCTGCCAAGGGGCTTTCTCTGCCCATCACCAGCCGGTGGGTTGTAGTAGTCGCGCATCTGGCTTGGCCTAGTCGGAGCCGGTTCCAAGCCGGGCCGGGTGAGATCCCCGGAGCGTGTCCGCCTTTGGCACGGGAAGGCGGCAAACCGTGGCAGGTCTCTTTGCTCATCGCTGTTGCGTGAGTGACTGAGGGGGAAGATCTGCATAAACCCAATCGGTGCGCAGAAGCCGCCCGACAGGGCGGGACCGCTTCTTGCAGATCAGTCCTCGATCACGTCGAGTTCGCCCCCCTCGTGGCCGCGGTGCAGGAACAGGTCTGCGACCAGCTCACGCATCACGGACAGTTGTTTCGGGGATGGTGCCCAGCCGCGCCGGCGAGACTGCCGAGCGACGGACTGAGCAAAGCCTTTGGCCCACTCGTTCTGTGCATGGGTTGCGACCGTCGGCATGTGGAACAGCAGGCGTTCAACCTCTGCGCCGGTTGCGCTGGTGAGGGATTGGTGCTGATAGCTCATTGCAGCACCTCCCCGGCATAGACGCCAAATAGCGTCATGGATGCGAGGCGATAGGCGTTGTCCTCATCCATCGCGCGCAGGGCCGCGTATGCGATCCCGGCCCGCTCATCCTCGGTGAGTCGGTCCTCGAAGACAGTGACCAACAACGCCCAGGCATCGGGGTTGTTGACGGTCAGCGCGCAGCCTAGAGACCATGCCGCTCGCCGGTGGCGGTAGCACGCAGGTATTGCCTTCTGCCCCGCGAATAGGGTATCATTTGCTTCACGGTTGGAGCCGTTCTGAATGTGATTTGCCCCGGTTGCGCCCGCCAGCGCGCCGGGGTTTTCATTTGCCCAACCGGGTTGCAGATGGTTCGCCGCACCCGGAAAAGTTCCAGCTTTTTCAATGGCCGGTTTTTTCCGGTTAGGCGCAGCAAGTCGTTGATTTTGTGTGTGCAGGTCAGTCCTGCACGGCTCACCACTCTTTCTGAAGAAAGACCAAGATCTCAAGCCACCATCGGCACACCCTCCGAGGCATAGTACGTCCATACCGTGTCGGAAAGTGTGCCGGGTGATTGTGTCGGGTCAGCCATTGTTCAGAGGCTCCCTTGCTCTGTCCGACGTTGGGCGGTTGGCGAACTTGGCATACTTCTGGGTTTGCTGAGCCGTCGAGTGATCAAGCAGGTGTGACACCTTCTCCAACCTCCTGCCCTTGTTGAGCATTCGGGTGGCATAGGTATCTCGGCAGGAGTGGATCTTTGCTTTGCCCTTCAGCGCAGCTCATATCCGAGGCGACTCCTGAGTTGTACGCTGATCCATCCGGGAATCAGGGCTCGAAAAGCGGAGCCACGGAGGCGGCGCTTGCCGATCAGCCAGGCGAGTTTGCGCAGGCGCCAGCTGTAAGGGGCTGACTTCAGGGCGAGCTCTGTCGCCCAGGCCTTGCGCGCTGAGGGATTGTCCTCGCATGCCAGATCGTCGAAGATAAAGGGAATGAAGCGGTCGAGGTCGCTGACCCCGCGCGTGGGGCGCAGCTCCCCCGCCTGAGGTGGAAGTCTCCACGCCGCGCGATATACCTTGTGCAATTCGCGCCGCCAGTTTTCGCCTACATTGAGTTTCATGATCTCGGCACGGGTCTGGTCGCCCAGTGCTTCGCGAGCATTTCGGTCCGCTGCCAAGTTCAATAGGGTCGTACAGAGCTCCCCAGGCGATTTCGTGTGTATGAGGACGCCGTCCAAGCCGGGTGAATCCGCCTCCATCACTTTGCAGTCAGGGCCGAAGGCGCTCCGCGTGACCAGCGGAAGACCATGCAAACCGGCCTCGAACAGTGAGGTGATCGAGACAAAGGGGAAGGAGTCGAGGTATATGTCTGCGGCGTCCAGATATGGACCGGTATCTCGCGTCTCCGCTACCAGGCGGATCCGCCCGGGCGCGAGCTTGGCGACGCTCTCCTGCCATGCTGGCACCTTGCCGGGCCCTACTACCACCAGGTGGAGGTTTCGATCAGCATTTAGCGCCGGAAGCAACGTCTCCACAAAGTTGTCTCCGCCGATGTCGCGGAACTTAACCGCTCGCGCGATCGAGAGAATAACGACCGCGTCGTCTGGAAACCCCAGAGCCCGTTTCGCCTCGGTCCGGTCCCTGCCAGAAGGTTTCGGTGCAAGGCAGAGCGGCATCAACTCGACCCGTTCCGGCGCGAGGCCGCGCCGGTCGATGCAGAGCTGCCGACCAGAGCGCCGGGTGCATACGACCATGTCGGCTATCGAGGCGCCAACCCAAAACTGGTGATCGCAATGATTGAGAAGCAGCGCGGGCGGACGATCCACCAACCCGGCAAGTGCCAGAAGCGGCACAATATCTATGTTGTGGATGTGCAGAACTACGAGATCGGCGGCCAATATCAACCGCTGCAGCCGCCGTGCGCGCCGCAGCAGCCCACCTGGCCGCGCATTGAGTTGCGTCACGCGGCCACCCGACTTGGCGACGGCATCGCAAACATCGTCGGGGACGGGATAGTGCTGCGCTGTGAGCGCGAGGGCGTGCGAGTTGTCAGGATCGCTCCGGACCCAGCGCGCCACCAATCGGGCGTGCCCGCCGATACCGTAGAGTTCGGTGGCGATATGAAGAACTCTGAGACCAGTCGTGTTGTCTTGGACAGAACGTTCCTCGCCGCGGCTCGATATGGCCGCCACGCCGATCTGCCGAATGGCCGCTTCCAGCCGGGGGCTCACGAATTGACCAGTATGCCAGAGGACCGGGTAGGTGGCGGCGACCTGTGCGGCAGCCGCCGCCTCAGCATAGCGCCGCCGGTTGATCAGAGCCTCGACGGCGTCGAGCAGGCCATCGAACTCGGCTTGTCGGGCTGCGATCAGTGAAGCCCCGCGAACGCGCCATTCTGCGAGTATCTCGTTCTCGCGCGGCGACGACTCTGCGGAGATGTCGTCAGGGTTGTTTGCGACTCGGGTCGCGGCCGCGGGCTGCCCGTCGACCATCATCTCTTCGCTTTGGCGACGGAAAAGGGCGAAAGGCTGGAAAGTGCTTGCTGTACGACCAACCGCGCGACCGAGCGCCGACGTAGCGGGAAGCCGAATTCCCGCCAGATGCGCCAACGCTCCGCAGCAGGGAGTGCCTTGAACCAACGGAATGGCCGGTCAGTGACCTCAATATTCTTGCACCCTTCGGGGAGCACCTCTCCCATTCTCCGATAGTCGGACTCCCAGGTCGTTCGGTAGTGGACAGTCGATCTCTCGAGACGTGCCAGAGGAAGTCCCGATGTCTTGATGGAGCTCCAATAAACGGAGTCGCCTACCGGCCAGAGCTGCCTCGGCATGTGCGCCCATCGCGCGACGAGCGGCAGGGCTGCACGGGTGAGAAAGATACAGTTGGTATCCACGTGCTTGCGCCCGTCGCTCTTGTCATCCTCGAACATATAGCTGCCGTCCAACCGGTGCATGGAGCGCCGCGCGATGCAGACTGCAGCCCCTGTGCGGGACTGAAGGTCGACGAGGTTGCGGATGTGATCCTTATCGTACCAATTGTCGGCGTCGAGGAAAGCGACCGCGTCGTAGCCACGGGCGAATGCGCTGATGCTCCCGACCACGCGGCCCATATTGCCGGCATCGGCGTGGGCTTTTGGCAGAGTAAAATGCTCGACCTTCCAGGTGGAGACGACAGGTTTCGGAAAGCCGTCCGAAACGAGGATGTGGTCGCAGGCGTAAGTCTGGGCGAGGACGCTCTCGTGGCACTGCCGCAGGATCTCCTCCGGCTCCTTGTAGTAGGGAGTGACGACGGCGACACGCAT